TAAAGACACACCCATGCCACTTAAACAAATAAAAGATTTTTGGGACTATGCAGGTAGTAAAGTCATAGTTAGAGGTAAAGGTGAGGAGAGTTTTGAAGAATGGGTGGATAGAGAATACACGATAGACTACATGATATATCACAAATATTTAAAAGAAGATGCAGGTAAAGAAAGAGATTTTTCTTTGATCAGAACACAAAGAGGTAAAAAAGAGGATTACGAAAAAAGACTTATCTACATTAAAAAGATTCTAAGCAAGGGTTTTGATGATGGAGATGTGAGAGTAAAATATGCAAACATACATACGGTAAAAGGTTTGACATTTGATAATGTTATTGTTGATCTAACAGCAACAAGATTAGAAGATTATTTTACACAACTTAGATTAAAATATGTTGCATACAGCAGAGGTAGATTTGATTGTTGGACTGTAGCATCACAAGGTAAATACACATTGGGGGTTAGATGAAAGATGATGTAGCATTAATAACTGTTATATGCATTGCAACTTTTTTGATATGGACACTTTAAAATATAAAAACATTTGTGGTGAGGACTTTAAAACTAAAACTAAAGCTTATAAATTTTTTAGAAGTTTAGTTAGAGAAACTAATAACACTGGTTTAAATTGTTTAGAACCTGTAATTAATTTAACAGAAGAAACTGTTTTAAAAAATTCACACGTTATTAATTTGTTTGAAAATTATTTAATAGATGGTGATTGGTATGGAAGAAAAACTAAAGGTCAAACCATAAAGAATTTCGTTTTAATAAAAGACGATTATGGTGATCGTTGTCTTGGTTTTAAATTAGAGGATGACTCTATTGAATCAATTACTGCTAAATCATATTTAATTTGTTTTGGAAAAGGAACTCAAACAGATGATGAAAAACTACATTCTGCCATGAGACATGAAGTAAAATATCAGTCACATGAGTATAGAGATAGGCATCAACATATTCAAGAGTGTTTTGATTGCCCTTGTCCAAAAGAAGCTGGTTTGGAAGTTGATCATGTTATTCCATATAAAACCATAGTAGATTCTTTCTTTACTATTCATGATAGAGAAGAATTTAAAAAAAGCATGAACAAAGAAGTACAAGGTTTGTATTGGAGATTAAGAGAAGACCACAGAAAGATATGGAGAGAGTATCATAAACAACATGCAAAGTTTCAATTACTTTGTAAAGAATGTCATAAATCTAAAACAAAAGAAGAAAGGAGTAAGAGTGACAAATAAAGATTTATTCAAAGGTACAACATACAATTCATTAGAAGAGCAGGTAGGCGGGAAGCACTATCGCTCGATGAAGATTCAACCTGCAGAGTTTATAAACGAAAACAAATTGCTTTTTGCAGAGGGTAATGCTATAAAATATATCTGTCGACATCAGTCGAAAGGAAAAGAAGAAGATATTAAGAAAGCGATACACTATTTAGAAATGATATTGGAGAGAGATTATAATGTGTAATACACCAGAGGATCTAGATCTTAATGGCGTAGATACAGTTGCAATAGACATAGAAACATACGATCCTAATCTTAAAACAAAAGGGTTAGGTGCCATACGTAAAGATGGTTTTATCTGCGGTATAGCTGTTGCAACAGGTAATGATCTTGCATACTTTCCTCTACGTCACTCTGATACTGACATAGATTATCAAAGAATAGATAAGATATGGCAGGTTTTAAATAAAAAAATATTTCAAAACGAAAACATTACAAAAGTATTTCACAATGCAATGTATGATGTATGTTGGATTAGAGCCGTAACAGGCATGAAGATGAAAGGCAAGATCGTTGATACGATGATAGCAGCATCTGTTATTGATGAGAATAGATTTAAATATTCACTCGACGCACTATCAAAAGATTATCTTAATGAAGAGAAATACAAATACGATTTACAACAAAAAACATTAGAATGGTCTGGCGGTACAGTTAAGGACCCAATGACTAATATGCATAAACTCCCTGCATCTATTGTAAAAGAGTATGCAAAGCAAGATGTAAACTTAACTTACAAACTATGGAAACTATTTGATAAAAAAATTGACGAAGTATTATACACTAAAGATGATGGAGAGCAAAAAACTTGTAGACAAATATTTGAATTAGAAACTAAATTATTTTTATGTTTAGTTGACATGAAATTTAAAGGAGTTAGAATAGATGTCGCAAAAGCTATAGCGTTTGGAAGACATCTTAAAAAACGTAGAGATCAAATAATAAAAGCAATAGAAAATATTACAACAGTAAAAGTTGACATTTGGGCTGCAGCGTCAATCAAAAAATTATTAGATCACTTACACATAAAAGATTATAAGATGACTCCTAAATCTAAGATGCCACAATTACCAAAAGATTACTTGCGAACACACAATAATAAATGTTTACGTATGATTGCAAAAGCAAGAGAGTACGACAAAGCTGTTAACACTTTCATAGAGGGTTTGTTAGAATATGTTCACGAAGGCAGAATACACGCAGATATAAATCAGATAAGATCAGATACAGGTGGCACAGTAACCGGCAGATTTAGTATGTCTAATCCTAACCTGCAACAGATACCGGCAAAGGGTTATATAGGTACTAAAATGAGAGAGCTGTTTATACCAGAAGAAGGTTGTAAATGGGGTAGTTTTGATTATTCACAACAAGAACCACGTATTGTGGTGCATTATGCCATAAAACTGGGTCTACCGGGCACAGAGGGCTTAAAAGATGAATTTGATAGGGATGACGCCGATTTCCATCAAATCGTCGCTGACATGGCTAATATCTCCAGGAAACAGGCAAAAACAATCAACTTAGGTCTTTTCTATGGTATGGGTAGAATAAAATTACAGAGAGAGTTAGGTCTTGATCAACGTCAAGCTAGAGATTTATTTAACGAATATCATAGCAGAGTACCATTTGTTAAACAGCTATCACAAGAGTTGATAGACTTTGCAAAAGAAAATAGATTATTGTTTACGTTGTACGATAGATTTTGCAGGTTTGACAAGTGGGAAACAACAAACAAAGAATGGAATCCTGAGACTAATAGATTTAACGAGGTGCCGTTATACACAAAAGAACAGGCAATGGAGGCATTCAAGGCGGAGATGCTAGATAAATATAAAGAGAATAAAATAGAAGCAAACTACATGGATTATTTTGATAGATACTATACGCCTGCATTTACATATAAGGCATTAAATAGATTGATACAGGGATCAGCCGCAGATATGACAAAGAAGGCTATGGTCGACCTGCATGAAAAAGGTATAATACCACACATACAAATACACGATGAGCTTTGTTTTTCGATCACGGACCACGAACCAGAGCTTATTAAAAATGTAATGGAACAAACAATACCTCTTGAGGTTAAGAATAAAGTTGACTTTGAATCTGGACCAAACTGGGGTACAATAGCATGAGGATAAATTATGGCTTACTTAAATGCAAACATACCACCAATTTATGCACAAATAAGAAGAGAATTTTTATATGATTTACAAAAGCATCATGGAGAAGTTGAAGACTGTATTATCTTCGGCATATCAGCTCTTACTGGAAGGAGTATACTATGGCATGCTATTATGGAAAACGGTGCAATATTTTATCGCTTACCAATTAGCGCGTTTATTCAAAAGGGATTTGAGCCATCCAGAGTGCCCACAAGAAGACTTGATGAACTTCAGCTTTGGAATTGTTTTAGTTATTATCCTTCTGTTCATTCTTGGGATGTTTTAGAATCACAAGCCGGTAAGTATATTGGAAAAGATAAAAAATGGCACTCAGGAAAATATTTATTTACTATTGACTTTGCTCATCCAGAAGCTAACATACTCGACACTGATCATTCAGAAATTCCGCACGAGCACAAGTGCGCTCACATAATTGCCTTAGATGATGGTAATTTTGCAGCACAGCCAAACAATCGTTGTATATGGGACATACCTTCTTTCACTGTGAAAGATGAAACTCCTGATTGGAAAGTGCAAACATCTGAATGGAATGTTGAAGATAGTAGAGCCTGGAGGACAGAAGATACCGACAAGTTCTTTTATGAAATAGAGGAGAAAAAAAATGATTAAAAAAGTAAAAGATAAAGCTTTTCATTACTGGCATAATCACAAGATTGAATCTCTTGTGTTTATAGTTTTGATAGTGGCTTTAATAGTTAAATAGAATTATGAAAGATAGCCAGCATGGACTACAGATTTACAGCACTGCTGATAATTTTGTTGTGTTTACTGGCTATTTTCGTGCGTCCGGCCTATCACACACCATTGAAACTAGATAAAAAAGATTATATAATTCCGCTACCAAAACCTAAAAATGAATAAGAAACCACTAAACATCGGAGAAGAGGTTGCTGTGCAAATGCCTATGAAGACGGTTGCTAGTTTGATCGTCATCGTCGCTCTCGGCACCATGGGCTATTTTCAAATTATAGAACGTCTTAATGTTGCAGACACTCGTATACAGATTATGGAAAAAGATCTTGAAGAGAATACAGAGTTTAGAATCAAGTGGCCACGTGGACAACTAGGATCACTGCCCGCAGATTCTGAACAATTCATGATGATTGAGGATCTTTATAAGACAACAGATAAGTTAAATAAACATATCGAAAACATGGCTTTAAATAAAGTAAACATCGAGTTTTTAAGAGGACAGATGGATAAGGTTTTGACTGATATTGAAGATTTAAAAGATAGTGCTAGAGATATGCATTATAAGAATGGTAACGGACAATGATAATGGAGTCTGTAGTAGCCCTGCTTATGTTTGTAAACGCAGAGATTAAAGAAGCTCGTTTGCAGCCAGAGGGTATGGCACAATGTTTACGCGGCAAGCGCCATGCTGAACGTCAATATTCAGAATCTGTAACATACAAATGCTGGAAGGGTGCTGCAGAATTAGAGGATAATATTGATGGCTCGCTCTCAATCAAAAAACTCATCATCGAATAAAGTTGCAAAATTTTTAAGAGATAGACGTTACCGACAGATTGTGATAAAGAATAAGAAAGCATATGACAGGAAAAAATTTCAAAATAACAGCAGAGATAGTTAATGGTATTTGTCCTACGTGTGAAGAGTATACACCTTTAGTAGGATTAACAAAACAATTCTTTAGATGTTTAACATGTGGTGCAGATTTAGAACAACACATAAATGGTAAGATAAGTTACATACCTACACTATCTCCAAGAACACTTAAATCAGAATTAGATAAATATTTCGAAGATGGCGAGAAAGTTTAAAGCATTTGTAGAAAGAGACAAGCCAAAGAAAAGAGGCGCACGTCAACACAAGAAAAATAAAAATAAACACGAGAAAAGACAGCAAAAACAAACGAGATATAAAGGCCAAGGAAGGGGTTGACATCTCTCCCAATAAATCCTACATTGTAGGTATGAAAGAAAAAATAATAACATTAAAAGTAAATGGTGCATTGCAAGGACAGTGGTCTACTTTATTATTAGAATTAAATCTGATGAAAAGAGCATGGAAGTCGTACGGTGTTGACATAAACATGAAAGCATCTGGTTTAAAAAGTATTTTAAATCATGGGACAAAAGTAAATGACATTGCAACAAAAGATAGACGAAGCAGCCAATAATTATAATAAAACCAAAGATCCTAAATACAAAGATCAATGGTATAAATTAGTAAAGGAGTTTGCAAATAATGGACTTAATACTTCTAAACGACGGGTTATATCAGTTAGTAGCTGTCACAAAGGAGATGATGGAGGGTATATCATTATTGGCCGAAGTCGACTGCTTTGATCTCTGTGACATACTACGTCTACATCTGACCACGTATCACGAACCATGGAACGTCCATGTCATGAATGATGGTAGTGGACACATGTATGGATGTGTGTGTAAATAACACCTACCCTAAAGAGGGAAATAATAAGGGTAGGTAATGGTGAGAAGATTGAATTTCACCACTAACAGAATCTTATACTATTGTCAAATGGTATCTGTTGGACTGCAATAAAACTTGATAAACATGTTATATTTATTAACATCGTTCGAACCTATCTCCTCCATTTTATTAATGGATTGTTTATACCCTTCCATTAAACAGTCGTATTGTGTATCAAATGTTGTAGGCCATGGGTATGGTTTTAAACAAGTTCCAGCGACTTGTGAACAAATTACAAAAGTTAATAATATTTTCATTGACAATCCTATAATATCACCTATATATGGTTAATAATTATGAAAGGAAACAAGCATGACAGACATGAGTAAATACAAAAATGTTTCTCTAACAAAAGAAACATACGCTACATTGGATAAGTTATCAAAGGTATTATTGCCCGATGCTAAATTATCTATAGCAAAAACAATCGAATCGATTGCAAACGAGAAAGCGAAGAAATTAAATGGCAAAATTAAAAAAGGGTAGAGTTGTGAGAATGATTTGCAACACATGCCACGGAAACGGGTATGTCAGAGTTGCAAAACTTGATGGTGACCCAGCGTTGGATTTTAGAGACAAGAGTGAAGTACATCAATGTTGGGATTGTGACTCGGAGGGAGAATTTTATGAGACAGTTGATGATGATCTTATCGATGATGGTCCTTCTAACAAATTGCACTAAGTTAAAGTTTGATGGATTTGACCCAACAACAGCAACAGTAAGATGGATAATACAAAATGAAAAAATTAAAGTTATGGAAAAGGACGAGCCCCATGCAACAAATGCTACGCGCTAAGTGCCACTGGGGGTTACATATCGGGATGCTAAAACCTACCCTGAGTATTCGAGCCTTTGGCGACCCGTTAGTACGTGCACGGAAAGCGGGCGTTTGATGATACCAGAAACAGACAGAGCATATATTGCAGGACTCTTTGATGGTGAAGGGTGTATCACTTACAAAAGATACATGCGTAAAAGAAAAGGACAAAAGAAAGCATATCCTACTTGGTCAATTAGAATGGAAATGGCTATGACAGATGAATCTGTTTTACGTTGGGTCCATGAGATATTAGGTGTTGGCACAGTTGGTGAGAAAAGATATAAAACAAAATACACTGTTGGTTGGAAAAAACAATGGCGTTGGCGTTGTCAGTTTAGAGATGCTTTTTATGTCTGTTGTTTAATATGGCCTTGGGCACATACTAAGATGCCAAAGATACAACAGATCATTGATCATTATGGTAAAGATAGTAAAATAATGAATGGAAAAATTGTTAATTTACAAGAGTACAAGGAGGCAATGAATCTAGAATGATGTTTAAATTTTATATATGGGTTATGGGTTGGTCTGGTAAAATCAATACCTGGGCCTGGAACAAACAGGTTGATATTGTAAGAGCCAATCAACGTAAAGAAGAAGAGGACTATCTAGAGGAGTTAAAGAAAAAATTATGACACCAGAACAAGGATTAGGGATGTTGTTTGTAGGAATCGTAGCTCTTTCAATCGGGGGCGGAGTAGCTTTTTTAATATTAAAAAGAGTATATCGATCACTACATAAATCCAAGAAACAAAGGTTCGATGACCTAGAATGATGAGCAACGAAGATATAAACGAGTACCACAACATTGGTAAGGCCATCAAGCACAACGATAAGTATAGCTATATTACAGGCACACGCATCGAGGACCACGGATCACGGCTCTATGATGTAAATGGTTCTAGACTTCCAAGTGTAACTACGATATTAGGCAAAACCAAAAATCAAGAATTTCTAAAAAACTGGAAGGAAAAAGTCGGTGAAGCAGAAGCAGAACGAATCAAAAATGTATCTAGTAGTCGGGGGACAGCTATGCACAAATTCCTGGAAAACTATATCACAGGAGTGGGCTACGATGATCTTACAGCACTCGGA